CGTCCCTCGCGGTGAACACCACGAAGCGGCCCAGCTGCTCGAGCAGCGCGTACTCTTTCCACTGTGGATCGAGCTTCACAATGTCCTTGCGAAGCGTGAGCTCGTCGTAGTGCTTTTCCAAAAGCGGCTGCACCTCCTGCACGCACTCGCACAGGAGTTCGCGGGCGAAGGTGATCATCAGTTGGAAGGCTGGAAGACCGGACCTTGGTAGCCGCTGTCGCTGGTACTTCCCGCGCCGCTGCCCGCAGACGAACCGCCGAAGCCTACCCAATGCCCTTGTGCATCGAAGCCCGGCATGCTCGCGAAGTTCAGAGTGCCCGACAGGTCGATGCTGGAAACCTTGCCCAGCGTCGTGAGCTGCTGCTGCAGGTTTTGCATGATCTGCGCGATGGCCTGCGTCTTGGCGTTTGCGTCCATTGTCGTGTTCTGTTCGATGTTGGCGACTGCCACCATGGACTGGTTGAACGCACTGGCCGCGTTGCTGTTGGTCTGAAGCAGCCGCTGATTGTCGTTTTGCAGCTGCTGGATCTGCACGCGATTGTCGTTGTCCATTCCGGCGATAAGCTGCTGAGACCGGGCGTTGAGGTCCGCCGTGTACTTCTGCGTCGCTGCGTTCGTGTCGTAGCCGTAGCGCTGCGTGTCGGACTGAAGTTGGGCGATTTTCTCCTGGCTGCCCAGCTGGTTGCCCTGCATCGTCATCTGGTTCTGGATGTCCGCGTCGTAGCCGGCGGCTTTGGCTGCCGTCGCGGCGTCCGCCTGCGCAATCGGCACGGCAGCCGCATACGCCGCCTGCTCACCCGCGCTGATGGCAAGGTCCGAGTTCTGCAAGCCGCGGGCCGCCATCTGCTCGGTCGCGTCCGTGCGGGCCTGCGTGCCGATGGCGCCGTTCACGATGCTCTGGATGCGGCCTTCCACGGTCTGGTCCGGCGTGACCGTCCACGGCGTGTAGCCAGCTGCACCGCCGACGATGCCGCGACCACGACGCTCCGCACCGCCTGCCGACAGCGAACCACCGCCAGCGCCGCCAGCCGCATTGGGCGTGGCTGCCGATCCAGGCGCTGCCACTTCCGTCACGCTGGGCGTGATGTAGTCGCCCGCCCCGTAGGTCTTGCGCGTGCCGTCGGCATTGAACATCGTGCCCGAGTCCTTCGGGTTGATCATCGCGTCGTACTGCTGATCGGTTAGGTTCTGGCCGGTGGCCGCGTTGTAGCTCGCCGCGCCACTGTGCAGATTGGCCGCGTACTTGTCGCCTACGAGCGTGTCGGTGCCGCCGTTGTTCACGAACTTGAATCCGCTATTGAGCGCGGTATTGATGATGCCGGTCGGGCTCGTAGTGGAGCCTGCGGGCTGGTTGGCCACAGTGCTACCTTGCATCGGCACCCAGCCCTTTTGCGGGTCAAGCGAGTACGAGCCGCCCGCTGGCGCAGTGCCCCATTTGGGGTCAACATATCCGGTGGTCGCCATTCGTTCAGGCTCCTTGATCGGGTTTGAATTCGGAAACGGGGATCAGCGATTGGTCGCCGTCTTCGTACATCAGGAACACGGCATCGCCGTCGACGACCCAGCACGCAAGGAATTCCTGCTTGGAGATCGTTGCTTGCGCGCGGCGGAACTTGTCGCGGTGTTCCGGCTTGATTCGCTTGGTCACGTCCTCATACGTGCACGGCGCATCCCACAGGCGCACGGCGTCGCCGCCCCTTCGGGCAACCATCGTGTCGTTGCTATAGGCGGCAACAGCCGACCCTGCCGCGAGAGCCGCAGCGATGAGAAGCAGACGCATGGAAGTGACTCCGGTTACTTAGGCCACGCTTGCCTCAGCTCGCGAGCTTCGAGATCAGCTCGGTCAGCTTCTGCCGCCAGCTCTGTGTATCGCTGGCTGCACGTTGCGAGTAGTTCGGAGGTTGCGGCGAGAGCCTGCTGGGCGGCGCTGAGGGATTGCGCGCTGTCTCGCCGGAGGGAATCGAGGTCGTCGCGCAGCCCGAGAGACAAGCTGCGAGCACGAGCAGCGTCAGCCACAAGGCCCCTTTCGCGGGCGGCGGCAGCCCTTGCAGCTTTGTCCACGCGATCCTGGCGCAATTGCTCATTCTTTCGAGCTTCCCGGTTCGCTTGCGCGACAGCTGCGGCGGTGTCGGCTCGTTCCAGTAGTCGTCCATCGTGGCGCCCCTTGAAGTAACCCCCGCCTGCAGACACGGCGACAACGACGGCCACCGCCAGCCAAAGTCGGGGATCGAGTAGTGAGAAGAGCATTCAGTCCTCCACGGACAGTGCGGCGCGGTGTGACCTACTGCGCCGCAGAGGGCGCATTGCCGATCAGGCATAACTCGTCATCCTGCATGCGGCGAATAGGCTGGCCCTGACAGTTGCTGCCTGCCTTGCGGCAATCGCGGCCTGCGTCGCGAATCCATAGCGTGATCGCCGCGCACCCATCGTTCACGTTGCCAGCGTTGAGCAGGCGCACGGCTCTGGAGTCGCGGGCCTTGGCCTTGCCCAGGTTGTGCACCATGTCACCGAGCGCGGTCTTGGCTGGCTCGGACATGCGCGCCCACACATCGGGACGGATGATCGACTGCGCCTCGGCGAGGTCGCGAGCGATGAACGCAGCATCCGCGGCGTTGCACTCGGCCTGCGACAGATGCATCCCCCGATACACCGGCTTGCCTTGGTAGACCGTCAGGCCGCGGCAGATGGTCCAGATGTGCGCGCCGTCCTGGTAGGCCACAAGGCGCGAACCTTCCTTTTCAGTGAGGAACTGTCCAAGCAGCGTCGGTGCACTCGCGCCGGCCGCGATCAGCGCCAGCATGGCGATGCTCAGAACGGAGTTGCGGTAGCGGCCCGGGTCGGTGTTGCCCGGGATCATCTGAATGTCACGCGCCACGGGCTTCAGTCGCCGTCAGGGAGTGCTTGGTTGATGTGCAGCATCTGCAGCTTCAGGCGCTGGCGCTGGAAGTACAGGTTGACCAGAAGGCCCGCGAGCGCTGTCAACATACCGAAGACGATGCCCGCCACCGTCCACTGATTCAGCGTCAGGCCCAGCACTGTTTCCTGTACGCCGGGAGGAATAACAGTGCCCGCGGCGGCGGAACTCACCGAGAGCGACGCTCCCGTGTACGTGACCGTCGATGCGGTCCGGGATGCGGTTTCGTGGCTCACGGCTGTCCTTTCGTGTCGCGGTATTCAACCGGCAAATAATCGCGCGCGCGCTCCTTCATGTACGCGCGGCGGCAATGGCCGGTAATCGGCTGGCCGTTCTCGTCGAGGAACACCTCCTCTTGGCTTTGCCACGAGAACATCCAGTCAATCGGCGGCATGAGGATGCGACCCCATGGCTTGCCATCGCGATACATCCGCCATGTATGGGCGCTGAGGGTCTCGTCGCTCCACGACTGCTCCATGGTGAGCGTGCACAGAAGCACGTTGCCCAGTTGGTCGATGGCGATGAGGATTTCCCGCAGGTTGGCGAGCGTGAGCAGGAACTTGGCGCGAAGAAAGTTCATAGCGTCTTGGCCTCGATGAACAGGTTGTCGACGTAGTCCTGCGTCCAGCCTTTGAGCTGGCGCATCTTCTCGATCAGAGGCCAGTCGCGCTCGAAGGCGGTGGAGCGTTTCCAGTCGTTGATGGCCAGCTTCGCGTCGAGGATGGCCTGCTCATCGTCCGAGGCTTGAGCCTGCGCCAACTGGGCGTTCAGCAGGTCATCGATCTGCGTGTCCAGTCCGTACTTGATCAGGACGGCCATGCCTTGACGGAAGGTGACTTCGGCAGGGACTTCAACGCTCTGCGACAAGGTGAAGATCGAGCCGTCGTAGGCATCGCCCGCACTCACCCAGTCCGGACATGGAATAGCGCCCAGTGCTGCTGCGGTTTCCGTGTCGCCGTCGCGGATCATGGTGGCTTGCACCACGACGCCATCCTTCACGATCGCGTGTCGCTGCATAGGTCACTCCGCCCAGATTTCGATTTCGCCGGGGCCGCCGTTGGCACCGTCGCCACCGTCGCCGCCATTCCCGGTAGCGTTGCTGGTATGGCCCGGAGAGCCACCGCCGCCGCCGCCGCCCAAGCCGCCTACACCCGGCGATGTCTCTGCCGAGGGTGTGGTGCCGTTGTTGCCGACGGAGGGCACGGGGTTCGAGTTGGCGGCACCTCCAGGTGCGAGCGACGCGCCCGAACGCACGACCTGCAGCGCAATGCCTTGTGAAGAATCTCCTGACGCACCGCCGGCCGCGCCCGCGGTCGTGCTCGTAGAACCACCGACGACCGACGCCGATCCGTTGGCAGTGGCCGTTTGAATCGCTCCGCCAACGGTCTGAATCGCCGCCGCCGTCGTTCCGACCGAATTCGTGATTGCAGCGCCACCGCTGGCGGTCCCAGAAGTGCCGGCCGCACCGGGGTTGCCGCGGTTCACCCCAGCTGCACCTCCCGGCGCGCTGACGTACCAGTTATCGGTAGAGGCGCCGAACGTGGTCTGGTTGCCTGCGCTTCCGCTCGTTCCTATACTGCCGATGTTGCCATTGCCAGAGCCAGCGGTGACACCCGCGCCGCCCGTGCCCTTCGCTCCTTTCGCGCCTGCCGCACCAGGAGAGTAGGAGATTGACGTTCCAGCTGTCGGCAGGAGGTCCAGCGGAATACGCCGGACCACCGTCGCGCCGCTTTGTCCGGCTGCACCCCCGGAACCGCCTGCGCCGCCGGTAGGCGATGCGCCCGAACGGCCTGAACCGCCGCCGCCGCCGCCACCGCCGCCCGCCCCAGAGCCGGTGGCGCGCACCATCAGGAACTTGTAACCGCAGCCCGAAGGAGGAACAAGGATGGAGCCCGCGCTTTGGTCCTTGAGCCGAAACCCTCGGAGCACCGCCGAGCGGATGATGTTGTTCACCTTGTCGACGTAGAACTCGCGCTCTTCGCCCGGGTACATCCGGTACGTCGCGCCGTCGGATGTGACTTGCAGATAGCCCGTCGTGGCGTTCCACAGGCGCGTGCGCCAGCCTGCCGTGAGCGTCGCGACTGCATCGAACGCCTGCGTGCTGTTGCCGGTCCCGGTGACCTTGATCTTCTTGGACGCATCACCGTTGCCGATGGACACCGCCGTATTGGCGCGCTCTTCGTACGGCTCCAGCCCCGAGGTACCGTTCGTACCTGCTGTTCCCTGCACTCCCATGAGCAGATAAAACGCGCCCGCTGCGCTGTTGTAGGTGACCGTGTTCCACGAGCTTGCGAGGATGTCGCCGGATTGAAGGGCGCTTCCGTCGCGACGCAGGATGCTTTTGTTGCCCAGCGTGTTGACGTTGATGACCGACGCCCCGGTGTTCGGGTTGCTTGTGCGGAAGCGGATCGTCACGCCATCGGTGTACGCGGCGATGTAGCTCGCCGCATCAACCGTACCGACGGTGACGGCGTACTGGTTGGCCGTGCCCGTATCGACGCCGGACATAGCCGTTCCGGTAATCGCCGCAGAGGTGACATCCTGTACCTCCTGAAACCCGGCCTCAATGGACACGAACTCAGCGCGTATCGACGCAGACAGCCCGCGCGAAGCGTATGCAGGGGCACCAGTCGGTGTATAGAAGTTGTTGCTCATCCAGTTACCTCGTCAAGCGGCGGGGTGTGTACAAGAGGTTCGCTCCCTCAATGACGTGGGAGTCGTCCTGCGCGCGGTTGCTGTACACGAGCAGGCTGATGTTGTTTTCTGTGCCGTCGATGGAAATTCGCGGCTCGGCGACGACGGGAGCGTCCCAGGTGAACGCCTCCCAGGTGAACTGCTCCCAGTACCCGCCGCCACCTCCGATGGCCTGGTCCTGCTGGATGGCCACGGGCGCGAGATCGGAGCTCGCGTAGCCAAGGTCGTACGACAGGTTGATTTCGGCGTAGCCGTCGCAGGACGCTTCGAGCACGGCGCTGCGGTACTGCTTGCGCACGCGAGGGGACTTCAGGTTGTTGAAGACCGGGCGAATCCATGCCTCGATCGGCTCGCCATCGAAGCTCGTCCCCACGTTGTCCTTGTAGACGTAGCCATCGTCCGAGCCGAAGAAGCACACTTCCTCGCCCGTCGACAGCGTGGCCGTCCATGCGCAGCGCACTGGCATGCCGTAGTTCAGGGGCAAGATCCCCGAGAGCTGCTCGCCGGTCAGGCCGAACACCAGCCCCGTGCCGTCCGTGAAGAACAGGCGGTACTGGTTCTTGGCCTTGAGCGTGACGGAAGCACATTGCAGGCCCTGCTTTTGCTCGAGCAGCGGCTGCACCAGAAAGCTCAGCGCGGAGAACTGGAAGTCCCCGTAGTTCAGGGTCGTGATGAGCGACTGCACCCCGCGCGCGGTCAGACCGTAGGTGTTGTTCGACACCGGCTGCACGGTGTTGGCGTGGTAGCCCATGTCATAGACCGACGGCACGAGGTTGAAGTCGGTGTTCGTCGAGCCGTACAGGATGCTGGTCTTGCCCGAGGTGAACACACCGAGCGATGCACCCGAAGCGTTACCGGCCTGCGGAACGATCGCGGTGATCGCATCGCCCACGCCGATTTCGTTGGCGCCCGTGAGCAGCGTGTAGCTGTAGGGCTGGTTGATGCCGCTGTACTGCAGGCTGCTGGCGAAGGCCCAGAAAAGCCGCGCCTTGTGCACGGCAACGTGCGTGGGCGTGTCGCTCGTCATCCCGGTTCTGATCGGGACGTACGTGGTGCCGTCGAACTCGAAGCCCACGTTCACGCCATCGGCGCCGTAGGCGTACTTCGTGGTCGACGACCCGGTGAAGTTCCCGACGACGACTTCCACGCGCCCGCCCGGCTGGCGGGTGATGGCCGTGTCGACGCCGTTGGCGACCGCCTTGGTCACACCGCCGACTTGAAGGTTCTCGTTGTCCTGGAATGCCCCGGTGATGGAGGCGAACACCAGCGAACCGACACCCGAAGCCGTCCACGTTCCCGTGCGCAGCAAGGCGCGCTTGACGACGCCCGTGGCTCCGGACAGCGCGCCCGTCACCGTATCGCCGTCGCTGATCTGGCCCGTGGCGCCGTCGAACTGCAGCTCGCGCCCAAAGGTCACTTGCGACCAGCCCGAGGCGGTCTGCTTGTACAGGGCGCCCGCCGTGCCGCCCGCGTTGTCGCGGAAGACGTAGCACACGTCATTGAGGACGAAGCCGCCGCGGATCGCACCGCTGCCGGGCACCGCGAGAATGTCGGCGCGTCGGTCGTTCGCGGCCAGCAGGCGGTCGTTCGCGTCATCCGACGGACTGGGCGCGCCGCTTTCGACTGCCGAGCTCGTCGCCGTGGCCACGGTCACGCCCGAGATTTGAAGGGCCTCTCCGGACTGGAACGTCCCCGACACGCGACCAAGGACGATCACGCCCGTGTCGCTGGCCAACACGCGGCCAGTCGCTCCGCTGGTCGCGCCCGTCAGGGTCGCTGCGGTGGTAACGTTTCCAGTGATGCTGGCCGTCATGTACCAGTACGTCGCACTGGTGGGCGACGTCTGGCCGTCGAAGCGCTCAAAGCCATTGATGCGGCGGTAGCCTCCAGCCACCCATGGCTCGTAGTTCTGCGCATCGAAGACACGGCCCGGGTCGATGGAGATGCGCGGGGACACCAGGTCCAGCCCGCCGCGCATGGGGTAATACGCCGCCTGCGTGGGCGGGAAACGCGGGCGCATCGCCATTTACGCCAACGCTCCCGGAAGGCGCGGCCGACGCAGCTGCGTGGCCATGATCTGGCGGATGATGACCTCGAACTGCCCGCGCCCTTCGTCGTACACCTCGGGCGCCGCCTCGCTCGCGCCGTAGTACATCATCGCCTTGTAGACGATGGCCATGTGGTACTGCACGGGCAGCGTGGGCGTGTCGGTCGCGGCGACGAGCTCCGTGGGCACCTTGTAGTAGTCGCCCACCAGCGTGTAGCCGGCATCGGCAATCGGGCCGCAGGCAATCGCGTTGTCAGGTGTCACGGCCACCACGTACGGGCGGGTGTATGAGGTGCGAAGCGCGCCGAACAGGTAGGTGTCACGCCAGCGGTCGTAGTCCCACACGTCCATGAAGGTTTCGGAGCTCGTGCCCGTGGCCGTCACGTAGTTGCGGAAGGTGTCGCCGTTCTCGTAGTCCACCGCCCAGAATCCGAGCGTGTCGCTGATGCCGAAGTCGCTGGCCGAATAGCTCGTCTGGCCCAGCACGGTGGCACAGGTGGCGGTCGCGCGCTGGAACGCCCAGTCGTTGCGCATCCGCTGGATTTCCATCCACGCCTCGGAAATCCAGTCAAGCAGGCGGCTGTATTCCTCCGACTGACCGGTGACAGCCGTCGGCCCCGACCCCATCACGCGGCATTTACGACGCAGCTTCTGCGCAAGGGTCAGGTAGTTCACGGATCAGCGCTCCGCGTACAGGCGCGTCAGCCACTCGTGACCCTTGGGGTTCGGGTCGTGGATGACGGAAAACAGGGTCTTGCGCAGGCTGCGGCGTTCGACCTTCCAGCCGTCCTTGTTCGCTGCGGGCCGGTTGTCGACTTCGGTTGCCACCACGCGATCACTGCGCGAGCGGGCCAGCACTTCGACGTACTTGCGCTTCGTGATGATCGGGCCGCCGATGGGCAGGCAGTTGATTTCATCGAACTTGCCGGTGATCGGGTTGAGAACTTCGGCACCTTTGCCGTTCACCCAGCACTCGACAGCGACAGGCGCGTTCTCTTCGTCGGACTGCTCGATGCGAATCGTGAGCGGCTCTTCCATGAAGGCGAGCGCGGCGGCGTAGTCGTCCTCCAGCGGCTTGTCCACGGGGATGATGGTTTCGCTGCGGTTGTCGAAGTCCGCGGCAGGCGCTTGCGCCATGCGCAGGTCGTCGGCGTGGATCTCGTTCGTCGTGGTCGGCGCGACCACTCGGGTACTGGCTCGGGGCATTCAGCTCTCCGGTTGGTGAAAGAAAAAGAGCCACCCGAAGGTGGCCCTTGCTCGATGCCCGTGAGGGCTTACGACACTTGGGGTCGGCCGGTCAGCGTCATCACGTCCTGGATGCCCAGGGTGATGCCGGTGGCGTTCCAGTTGGACGTGCCGAACGTCCAGTTCGATCCGGTCGAACCGTTCTTGACCACGATGTAGGACACCGGGCAGAGCGTGTCGGGGATCGTGCCGAACTGCGGCGCGACGACGAAGTTGCCGGCCGAGTCGAGCGCCACGACCGAGCCTTGCACCACCTTGAGAGCGGTGGCGAAGGTGGACGAAGAGCCGTCAAGACACAGCACGAACACGCTGCCGTAGTTGGCCGGGACAGCGACGAACGCCGCGCCCGTGACCGCATCGGTCGTCGGCGTGGCCGAAGACGAGGCGGCGGACGTGGTGTACGCCTTGCCCTTGATGCAGTAGTGCACGGTGCCGGTGGAGCCGACAGTCGTGGCCGCACCGGAGGCGGTCAGCGCAATCTTGATCGCGCAAAGGGTGAACGGGGGAAACGAGAGGTTGTCCATGTTTTCTCCTTATGGACGTTGAATCAGGAACCGAGGACCATCGTCGGGTCGAAAGGCCCGTCGACGTTGACGTACACGGCGTTGGGAACGACGGTGGCGTCGTCCAGAGCCGTGGTGCCGCCCACGAAGTTGCCAGTGCCGGTCGGGTTGATCACCACGAAACCGATCACCGCCGTCTTCTGCGGCAAAGCGGGGAACACAACCGCGCCGAGCGTGGCGCCTTCGGTGCCCATCGCGCTCGACAGAGTGCCCGCCGAGTCGATGTAGAACACGAAGACGTTGAACTTGGCGGCGGTGACGGTGCCCGAAAGCGCCGCCATGTCGGTGCTGGACGCCTTGTTCACCAGCACGCCGTTGGCGATGCCGTAGAACGCCGAGCCCGCCTTCACGATGGCCGAGCCTGCCGTCTTGATGGCAAGGCCCGCCGAAGAGAAGCACTGGCTGGAGAAGCGGTCGTACACCGGTTGCAGGATCGTCCGGAGAGTCACCTGGTCGCGCGGGTTGGTCAGCGAGTTGAGGTATCGCTGGAGGTTGTCTTGCATGCTGAAGTCCTTTCAGTGAAGAAAGGGCCGGGTTTCCCCAGCCC